CTGTTCCATAGTTTTGAGTAGCTAAAGCGTCACTACCCACTGCGGTAGACCTACTACCTAGTATATTTGTTCCTAAAGTATTTTGTCCGAAAGCAGTATTATCAGCACCAGTTGTATTAGCCCCTAAAGAGTTTCTACCAAAAGCATTGTTCTGATTAGCAGTAGTAGTTGCACCTAAAGCACCGTAGCCAACCGCATTATTAGAAACACCTGTTGTAATGGCATCACCAGCGAGTCCACCGATGAGAGTGTTGTGAGTGCCTGTGCTTATTACATTACCTGCGTGAAATCCAACTGCTGTATTGTAGTTATCTGTAGCGGTTGTGAAGTTTTGAGTATATAAAGTGTTTCTACCGATAGCAGTAGAATAACCGCCTAAAGTATCTGAAGTTAAAGCGTTATAACCTACAGCTACATTATAATCAGCGTCAGTTAATGCATCACCAGCAAGACCACCGACAATAGTGTTCTGTACGCCTGTGGTTACATCTCCACCAGCCGCATAACCTACTGCTGTGTTATAGTTATCAACATCTGCATTTTGATCGTTTAAAGCATTCATGCCGATAGCTACACTGTTACGCCCTGTGTCTTCTGTAGATAAAGCATTTCTACCTAAAGCTACATTATTATATCCTGTTGTAAGAGCGTCACCTGCTTGACCACCCATAAGTGTATTATTTGTACCTGTGCTTACTAGCTGACCAGCAGCAAAACCTACGGCTGTATTATAAGTATCACCTGCTGTTGCTGGTTCCATTGTTGAAAGTGCGCTTGCACCTACCGCTGTGTTTCTATCTCCATCTACATTAGTTGCAAGAGAATTGTATCCTATTGCAGTATTGTTATCACCTGTTGTTGTAGAACTTAAAGCGCTATATCCAACTGCTACATTATTATCAGAAGTCGTCAAAGCAGTACCAGCTTCGTCACCCACAGTCACGTTGTAGTTACCGCCAGATACTATTGAGTTACCTGCGTTGACACCTGCTCTAAAGTTAGATATACCTGCTGAAGCAGTAATAATATCTGCACCATCTGCAAAGGTAACGTCTGCTGCAAAGTTAACTGCACCATCTACGTCTACTGCATCAAGGTTAGTTGTACCGTCTACATCAATATCGCCAGATATATCTAGTGCCGTACCAATGAGTGTCTGCGTAAAGGTTACTTGCCCGTTAGAAGCTATAGTCATGGCGTCTACATCTGAGGCAGAGCCAATAGTCTTACCGTCACCAATGATTATATCGTCAGTAAAGGTGGCAATTCCTGTTATTGCGGCAGTGCCTGAGACTTCTAAGTTAGCATTTATATCTACTAATGTAGCGTTAAGTTCTACCTCATCTGTAGCGTTAATATCTAGGACAGTCGCGCTAGGAGCGTTAATATATTGTGACGCATCGTTAAACTGGAGTTGCATTGTTGAATTTAACAATATGCCTGTATCAGCTACGTGCGTAAGAGTTACGTCTCCATCTTCACCCAAGTGAATTACTGCTGCGTCACTATCTAGGAATAAATCATCTTCAATAGTAATGTCTGAACTAAACACTGGAGTGGCTGTAAAGGTAACTACTCCTGTAAGTTGTGATGTACCAGAAACGTCTAAGTTAGCGTTAACATCTACAAGCGTAGCGTTAAGCTCAATCTCATCTGTAGCATTAATATCTAGTACTGTGGCACTAGGAGCATTAATATATTGTGATGCATCATTAAACTGAAGTTGCATTGTTGAATTTAACAGCAACCCTGTATCAGCTACGTGCGTAAGAATGACATCGTTGTCTGCCCCGAAAGATAATGTTGCGGCATCATGTTGTAGCTCTAAATCTTGAGTTAGCGTAACATCACCATCAGCGCCTATAGCGATTGCATTTGTGTCACTAGCAGATCCAATATTACCCGCGTCAGGAATAACTATGTTGCCACCTGTGGTCATTAAACCACCACCAGTATATGTGCCAGAAACATCTACTGCACCATTTATATCTATGGTTGTAGCGTTAATCTCTATTTCTGTATCGGATACTAAATCAAGGACTCCATCAGCACTTTGATGAATATACGTTCCTGAGTCTCCAAACTGTAGTTGTCGTGTACTGTTTAATAGTAACCCAGTGTCAGCAACATGTGTCAGTGTAGTATCTTTATCTGCACCAAAACCAAGTACCGCAGCGTCAGACTGCAGAGTTAAGTCATCATCTACAAACAAGTCAGGTACAGCCAGGTCTTGCATAAGGTCATAAATTGCTGCGCCAGAACCTGCGCCATCGGTAGCTATCATCTTAACTTGACCTGCAAGTATAGCGACGTTAGCGCCAGAACCTTGAGTAAACGTCAGTGTATAGCTAGTTGTGTTCTCAATAACCCAGACTTTAGACAGTGAGTTAGGTGCAAGTGTAACTGTACATGCTTGCCCTCCACCTGTACATTTTAAGTAGAAACAACGTGCTTCGTCGGCTACCCCATCTGCCACTGTTATAGTATGTGTACTTGCATTAGCTATTGCTTCGCCTGTAGCGCTGTAGGAAAGTGCTTCACCAATTAACTCTAAGTTTGTGTTTGTGGTCGTACCCCATGTACCAGACTGCTCGCCTGTGCCAATCTCTTGGAGTCTGAGGTCATTCTCATAAGTACTTGCCATCGTCTAAACCTTTCTATCCAACGCGTATAATTGCGCTTGAAGCCGCTGATGTGGGGAATGTTATTGTAAATGTGCTATCACTTGACGTTTTCTCTGAACCAAAGTCTAGTACTGCAACTGCGGGAGTTGTACCACCAGATTTGTATATCAGCGCCCCACGCGCTGTAATTGAGGAACTCGTCCATGATGTATCTGAAAAGTCTAAGTAAGCCACAGTACCATCTGTATCACTAGTAGGGTTTGTAGCTATGGTTAATGTGTTACCCCCTGCGGTGTATCCTGTACCTGATGCTTCATTTGTTGTACTATATGCGGTTGTAGCAGCGTTCAGAGTTGCGTCAGAGGTATATAAAGCAATCTTAAAGGACTGAGACGTATCAGAGCTAAAGTCCATCTCTCCGTTTAACAGAGCGACTTTAAACGATGTACACATATAATTACCAGTAAAAGCCATTATCTATACTTTTTCCCTATACTGCCCAGATCGATAAGCGTCTCTACGTAAGTACCCATCTCCAAGATTTTTTAACAATTCCATAGATATTAAATATAATTTCTCGTAATTAGCAACAACATCTGGTTCTCCTTTTTGGAACCGTATAGCTTCAACCAATGCGCCATTTAACAACGCAGAACTTGCGTTATCTCCAAGCCATGTTGTAGATGCAGTTACAATAGATGTAGGGTAGAATCCGTATATATGCTCAAGTTCGTAATTAGCGTCAGGTGTAGGAGCTAATGCAATCTGTGTTTCGCTATATTGGGCATAAAACTTAGGAGCGCCATATTTTGCGCTAGCAGTAGAAGGGTATGCTTCTTTTAAAAAATTAACGTCTTTGTTTAGTAAATACGTATGCGTGCTACTGCTAATAATAGAGATGCTGTAGGTATACAAATAATCACTTGGCAGAGTGTATAGCTTGTTTGTAGATACCAAAGGGCCAGTATCTACCTTACGTAGAGCAGGTATTTGTACTGCGTTATATATCTTCTCTTCTGCCTGTTGCGTAAACATAGCAAGTTGGTCATCTGTAAAAGAAGTCTCACAGATATCCTCTATATTTGTTTTGAGCGAAGAATAATTCATATCTTATCCCATTGGCCCTCTTGAAAATAACCCTTTAGTGGCTGCACCTGTGCCGCGTATTTTAACTTTACGTTCTTTCTTTTTGCCACCTTTAGCGCCACCCTTGGTGTTTACTTTACCACCGTTAGCGTAACCTTTCTTCATCATCTTGCCGCCGTTAGCGTAACCCTTTTTCTTCATCATAATTGCACCTCTATGTAATTGTTACTGTTACGTCACCTATAGCTCCAGTTGCTTCTAGGTTGTTAATGGTTAAATCATATATGTTCTTGCCATCACCTACAGGGTTCCAACCCCATTGTATATTCCTATTACTATCATATCCTGCAAAATCAGGACGTGGGTTACGTATTGCTTGTGGATCGTGTACAGGGCGCATCCCTAATTTATTCTGCGGATGGTCTGGCCCCCAACACTCACGACACGCTTTTATGTTTGTATCTTTACCTTTTTTGATTATGTTACGCAACTCTTTTAATTTGTAACGAAACCCACAAATATCACATTCTGCTATCGCTTTATCGTTAGATGCAAAGGCTCGTGCCATATTAAATACTACTCACACGAGGTACAAAGATAGCGGAGGTTTTCTCTCTATCTTCACTTGCAGCTCTAGCAAATTCTTCTTCATATGCGGCCTTTAGCATCGGTACTCTTTCAACAAGTTCAGGAATTTTCATGGCTATATGGTACGCTAGTCCTGCTACAAGACAAGGCAAAAACCTAAATGTCATGTCTGCGGTTTCTACACCACTACCTGCGTCTTCTACTCTACGTATACGCCAATACGCAAATATGTACCCACTTTTATCAGGCACAGGCCACACATTAATTTTTGGAGTTGCTAGCCGTTCAACCCACACCTGGATAGGTCTACCTTGTGTTAACTTGTTTGGAATAGCAGCGTAGGTACTCACACTAATACGACTTATGGTGAGATCAGATTGTTTTGTAGTACTACCACTATCCGTGCGTACCACATGTTCAAGAAGGTCTACCGTGTCTGCTGGTAAATCATACCGTGAAGTACCTGATACCAGTGTCACTGTACCACTATCGATAGTCCACATATTAATGCCACGGTTCTGCCACTCAATAGTCATTAAATTCATAGACCTACGGGCAGTTCTTAAATCATAACCAGAACGCATTTCGCGTCCCGCACGCTCCCACGCTTCTTCAGCAATCTCTGTGAAGTCCATATCAAAGGCGGTGGTTCCCGAAGTAGCCATTGTCTATTCCTTAAAAAACGCTTTTACTTGAGCTAGTAGATCTTTTTTCTTTTTACGTCGGTCAAGCTCAATGCCATGTTCACGCATATATGTCTCTAGTTGTACTTTACTCATACTATCTACATCTACAGACTCTTCAGCTTCTTCGACTACTTCAGCTTCTTCAACTACTTCAGCTTCTTCAACTACTTCAGCTTCTTCAACTACTTCCGCAGATGCTTTACTCGCAATCATAGCTTTTGCTTCGGCTTCAGTCATTATTGTGGTAGATGCTAACATCATTTTACCGTCGCTGTTTCTACTTCCTACTTGGTAAACAGGGTCACCATCGAGGTTACTACCAATACTAATCATCTCTAAATCTGCCATACTTATCTCCTAAATATATAAAGTTTTCTTACGTCTTGACTCTTGAACAGCTCCACAACCCCTTGCTACATCTCTCCTTTTTCGGGCTAAACCGCCACCGTTAAGGCGTACTGTAGCAGGTTTTGTGTTCTTTACTACTGTTTTTCCTTTTGCTCCCTCCCGCTTTTTCTTTTTTGCAGTCGTTGCTCGTTGTGACTGACTTAAACTACTTGCTTTACTTCTGGGCAAACATCGATCTGGGTTCTTCTTATCCTTAGAAGTACCACACTTACCTTTAATCTTACCGTCTGTACCAATCCTAACCCAGTCTTGGTCTACCCATTTCTTTAAATCACCCATTACTTTTTCTTCTTTCCTTTACTACCCTTAGCATAGTTAGGATCTTTACAGTACTTAGAGGCAGCCATATTAGCATATGCGCTAGGGTAAGTATCAAAAGTACGTTTTGCCCAAGACTTACCTTTGGCACAAATTTTGCCCCCTGATTTATAGTATCTACGCATCTTCTTCTTCCTCCGTATACATATTGTTAAACACACGTTGCGTATCCCAAACATAAGACACGTCTTCTTTTGAATTAAAAGTATGTTGGTTTGGTTTAAAATCTGGTGCACCTTGACCTGTTTCAAACCACGCAGGGTGAGTAACCCGAACTCTATTGTTGGGTAGAGCAACAATATTACCTGTATACTCTCCTGCGTCTAATAATTCAAGTACATGACTCTGTTTATGTTGTGCGGGGTCATCTGCTACCTCACTGTCCGTGTAATCCACAGTGAAATAGTATTTAGCAGGGAAGAACTCACCATCAACTTTTGCTATCCAAGGTGCAGGTGAAGCCCTCTCTATCTTATAAACAGCGTGGTTATGGGACATACAATCCCAAGGTTGCGCTATATAGGGGGGAAGTTCTGTAGGCCACTCTTCGTATGGCACATCTGCAACAAGTGCTGTTAACGGCATACGCGCCCACATAGCCCCTCCATGAACATTTGGATCGTCAGTATCATCAGACTCACACCCAGTAAATATAACTTGAAAACTGAGTGTCCTGTTTGGCATTGTTGTTACTGCGACGACCATAGCGTGTAAAAAATCTCCATGATATTCTTCTAAATTTTTAGTGTATTCTCTCCGAACCCACGCTTTAAAATACGGTATATTACTTTGTAGATACGCCATCCTTTCTTTTTCTCTCCCTTGCAGCTACTTTCTTTCGTTTTTGTGAAAGCTTTGAATATTTATTAGGTGGACGTTGTATCTGCGTCTGCATCTGTGATCGATTTATCGCCATCAGCATCTCCTTTAGCATTTCGTATAGCTCTGAGAGCTTCGAGGCTTTTGTCTTTTGTACCCCCATCATACTCCCAAGCATAACCATCCGTCACCATTATCATGTTTATATTAGCATCTCCGTCGTATAGCCAACCTAGCATACGCCCATACTTACCATCCTTCTCGGTTTTAACCCGTAAAGCATCGCAAGCCTCAATTTTGTTTGTTAAATAATCTTTAGCTTCGAGACCCATTGCTTTTTCTTCTAGGTCTCTAGTTCTACTCTCAGGCGTGTCTATACCAGCAAGCCGTATTCGTTCTTTTTTAGAAAGGTTAAACCCTAAATCAATAATAACATCTACGGTATCGCCATCAACAATCTTAACAACTTCTTTTATAGCGTACTCATACATGACTACCTCATTTTACACTTTCGTACACCTTTACGGGCAATACCTGCTCCACGAACTCTACCGCCTTTTTTATACCTTGGTTCACTACGAACTTCTGGGTAAGGTGTATTGTACTCTTTTGCCCCTTTTTCTGTTTGCATACTATAGAGTTTATAATCCATTTCTGACATACCTTCACGAAACTTCTCTTTGAGTTTCTTAATGTAGTCTCTACCTTTAGTAGCTAACTTTTCGTAGTCGCTCATAAACTATACCATTTTTGCTGGACGTACACCTTTACGAGCAATACCTGCGCCGCGAACTTTACCGCCTTTTTTCATGCCTTTTTTCTTCATCATGCCGCCGTTAGCAAAACCTTTTTTCTTCATCATGCCACCGCCTCTAGCAGACTTTACACCTCTGCCTTTAAGTATATCAGCTTGGGTAACTTTACCATCACCTGTTAAATCAGGAAACTCAGTTTTACCGCCCCCTTTGTAGCCTTTCTTCATCATTTTGCCACCGTTCTTGTAACCTTTTTTCTTCATCATTTTATCACCTCATTTTTGCTGGACGGACGCCCTTGCGGGCAATACCTGCTCCGCGAACTCTACCGCCTTTTTTCATACCCATCTCAGCTCTGTCTCTAGCTGACAACATCATATTACCTTTTGGCATAGCTGTAGCTGGTACAGATCCTTCAGGTATACCCTCGTACTTAACACCGCTTTGTTTTAACTCTGCAGCTTCTCTAGCACTTAACTTTTGAGATGCCCTCGGTGCAGCTTTAGGGCGTACTGATTTTTTAGGAGCCATAGACCTGCTAGGAGGTGTCCCCCTACCTGTTTGTTCAAACGCTGGCCCTTTTTTTGGCTCATAAAAGGGAGCGAGCTGCATCCCTTTTTTTATTCTTCTTTTCTTTAGCGCTTCTTGTTCTGCGGTAGCGGGTTCAAGGTCTCTCAAGTTACCTAATTTTTTACTTCTTTTACCTGCGGGCATTTAACATCTCCATCGTTTGCGTGCCTGTCTTAGGCGACTGTTAGGATCTTTAGCGGCTTTAGGGAATTTTTTCATTTGCCCTGCAGAACGAGCGCAATAAGACTTTCGCCTAGCTGCCCGCTTACCCGTTGGTTTCTTTTCTGTAACTGCTGTTTTTAATTTGCTTCCAGGGTTGTTACGTCTATATTTTGCAACACCTTTAGCGGTCATGCCCGCACCTGACTTGGTAGGGCGTTTATCGCCGCTTTTTATAGACATGCCTTTCATGCCCGTGTCTTTGCGAACTTTTCGACCAGCTTTGTAGTACTTACGCATAGAAAAACGTTATCATATCTGCATGATCAACAGTATATTTAACACTCATGCCGCTATCAAACAAAACACCTTCTGCAGGTATTGTTCTATCGGTAGTCGTATTGGCTGTGCCTATAGTTCTAGCCTTAAACAAAGTAGTACCATCTTCAGGGGCTCCATTTATGAACTCTATAGTCCCTGCTGTACCACCTGAAACAATAGACATACCTTTAAGTCTTATTCTATTACTACCTTGTATAGCTTGGGCACACAGCGACCCTGAACCTACTGTTATGTTAGCTGCGTATTGTGCGGAACATTCTACGGCTGAAACCGTAAGAAATAATTTTGCCCCTGCAACTGCTTCGGCAGAACCTGTAGAAGTAATTACCTCGGTCATGGCGTCTCCGAATACGTCTGTACCTGTAATCGTACACGTTTTTCCACTATCGCCTGTACCTGCAGTTGTTACAGTAACATTTCTAGCTGCTCCTCCTGCAAAGGTCGTATTAGCCATAGTTGCTGAAGTGTCGGGTCTTGCGGCAGTAACTAGACGATCTGCATCTGCAGCGTTCTCATCACTTACTGTTAAGGCGGAAACATCAGAATTTGCTGAATGGCTCATTTAAATCTCCTTTATGAGGCGGTAGGGGTTTCCCCCTACCTAATTTAATTATTGTATGTTCATCCAAACAAGAGAGTATTCTGTGTTAGCGCTCACTGCCATCACTTCCCCAATCTCGGTAAGAACATTATCAGTAGCAGGAGCAACGCCTCCAGCAGTGCCGCCTGAACGAACTGCGATGTTACCAACAACGACTGTGCCAACAGTTAACAAAGCTTGTGGGCCTGATACTGTAAACCAACCATAGTAGTCTGCGGTCATATCAATAACTGTTGCACCCATAACGCAGCCTGTCTCTGTAGCAGGAGCTACGATCAAACCTGTGTACGGATCGTGAATTATTGAAAGTTGCGAACTTGTAGTCAGTGCAGTTGCTAAAGCATCATATGTAGTAATGACAACACTAGGATCTGCTGAGTGATCGTGCGCTGGATTAGATTTAACCCGCATTGTTTGGCCTTCACCATTCACGTCATTTACCCAAAGATAACCATTTGCATACTCGTTAAGAGTCATGTCGTTACCACCTGTTTCAACTGAGATATCAGTCTCACCTGCAGATACAGCCGCAGTTGCGGTCATGTTCGCGTGGTTGGAGTCTATTGCTGCGTGTTGAACAAGTTTACCTGCAGTAACTGCTGTACCGCCACATTGACCATATCGGTAGATGTTATTACCGTAAAATAGTTTTGTACCTGTTTGGAACAGTGCTGTAGAACTTTCTGCATAAGGGTTTACTGTACCCCCTATTGAACCACCTTTACCTACAACAAGGTCGGCTGGGCCGTAGCCTGCTGCTGCAGTGTATTTAAAATGTGCGCCTGCTGTTCCGTAGACAGCGCCGCTAGAATTAACAGTAAAATTATCTGTAAAAGTACCTAAAGTAGAACTTTTTGTTACTTGCTTGAAACCGTTTTCAGAACGGACGGAACCGTTAAATGTTGTATTAGCCATGTAAAATCTCCTTGTCTTGGCTAGTGTCAGTCGCCCGATGCAACTGTCAAGGTAATTTTTGTATTATACACGAACCCGTGTAAAAAGAAAGGGGCGATTTGCACCGCCCCCTCTAAAAAGTTTTATGCTCCAGGTGAGCCGAAGATCCCTAGTGGATCTGATACACCAAAGCTGTATCGCTCACGGGCTTTATAACGACTGTTACCTGTGTCAAAGTCAGCATCCATAGATGTCGCCATTGGACTACGGTTAAAGTGTTTAAGACCGTTTGGAACGTCGGTTAACAAGAACCATGCATCTGTATCTGTTAGATAGTGGTTTATTGTATAACCTTCAGGAACAGCACCGTTGTTGCGGATCGCGTTTAGATCGTTATCTGCTGTGCCTACGCGACCTTCTGTTTCCAACAATCTAGTTGCAACGAATTGCAAGTTCGGTGGAATCACAAGTTTGCGAGGTTTTGCAGCGATTAACAAGCCGCGCTCGTCTGTCCAACCTGCCACTTGAATGATAGCTGCTTCTAGTGAAGTCTCATTCAAATCTGCCGCAGTTGCTGGCTCATTCGAGTTAGTGCCGCCACTTACTAGTGGGTGTGCAGTAGAACAAAGCTCCACTCCATCTCCATAAGTAGTGCCAGAGTCAAAGGCATTATTTAAAATTGTAGCTGCCTTAACTTGTTTTGTGTATGCCATAGCACGAGCAAGCGCTTTAGTATAACGAGCTGATAAAGAATCATACAAGTTATCCTCGATAGCCTCTTCAGTAATTGAAAAGCCCATTGCGATTGTCTCATGGTTATAGCGAGCCGTGAAAGCCTCTTGAGCATTGTCGTATTCGATGGCAGAGCCCTCGTCTTTGACTGGTGCTGCAGAAAAGCCTGATAGCTTAGTTTCTTCCTCAAAAGAACGATCAGAGGTCTCTGATTCAAAGATCTCTGCGTGCTCCTCACCGTACTTTGCATATTCCAAACCGAATAATGCGTTCAAGCCAGGAAGCAGTTCTTTAAGGAGCTGTGCGCGTGAAATAGCCATTAGTTATTCTCCTTTATAGGCCAACTGGGTTACGATAAGCATGTCCACCAATGAACACGTTGCTACCATTATCAGTATGGGTGCTGAAGATAACAAGCAATTCTTGGAAAGTATCGCTTCCAGTTGCTGTGCTATCAACTACATCAATAATATGAAGTGGTAGTGTTGAGGTGGTATTAATGCTGCTACTAGCAGCTAACTTCGAGCTCCCATTAGTAGTATTTAACGTATTACTAATAAGTGAAGTTTTATTACCAATAACAGTTCTCCCCAACGTTGCCATTGTTGTTCCTGAAGAACAAATAGCTACTTTCATTATCAAATCAGGGTCATCAGCAACGTATGCATGAATATCACTAGCAACAGTGCTAGCAGGATACGAATTGCTGAAGGTTAACTGACTCGTATTTGGGTCAGTATACTGACATCCCATGAAAATACCTAGTGTACCAGTAGCTGGGAAAGCTGTTGTACTCCCGTCACGCTCAATAGTTCCGTCGTTTACACGTTTTACTAGATCGCCTTTTCCAATAGCTGTACCGTAGTTACTAGCTATTTTCATTTGTCGAGTAGCACCTGTGTAAGGACGACCACCAATCAGGCCAACGGGAACAAGCCCATAAGGGGCGTCTATAGTTGGATAAGCCATATCCAATTCTCCTTTGATCTAAATTAATTGCCTTTACCAAAAGTGACCTTAGATTTCCTGTCGTGAAACAAGGGCATTCTAGGGTCGTTTTCTCGCATGAGGTTGTTGTCTACTGACTGTATTTGGTTATCCGTTTGCTGCTTATAATAATCACTGCGCTCGTTTACCAATTCAATCGGAGCTTTACATAACATCAAACCACCAATCACAACGTTATCTGCAAATCTTTCATTTTCTACAGTTACCATTGTAATCTCAGGATGATCTGAAGCTTTTGCAGGCTCCCAACCTTCACGTAATTTTGAAGAAACGTTTGTGGCGTCTGATTGCCCTTGAGTACTTGTTCTGATCCAACGAAACGCGTACCCAGGTTGTGGTGTCGGTGAAGGTAATACTTCAGGACGTGTCCAAGCCTTTTTACGTGTTGATGTTTCACGAGTAGTTAATTCACGGTCTATGCGATTTTCAGCCATTGTCTTTCCTCATTTCTATTGCAACCTGTTTGGCGTATTGTTCTGGAGTTAATCCAAGTCTCTTAGCTACAGACACTTGTGTTTGCGTTAATGTCACTTTTCGGGGTGACGTGCTCCGCGTAGCGGGTGCAACCACGTTGGCCTTGCGTTTGGGCTTTTCAACCTCCATTTGTGCAACATCCTCAAACTGCTCTGGGAATAGTTGCTGCATACGAGTATTTATTGCCTCGTAGTATTCGTCGCTTTGAAGGTCTACACCTTGTTTAGCGAGTTTATTATGTAACCCTAGCGCGAGACTCGTCATCTCATCATCGGTGCCGAACCACGGATTGGCTTTCGCCCATGTCATCGCTCGTTCGTCAGCAACCTGCGGCGCTGGAGTAGATTTAGTATCTGCTGTCTTGTTTACAGGAGTTTCTTCTTCCTGTAAAGTCGGTAACTTAAAATTATTTAACTTATCAGTTTTAATCTTAGCAGCCGTTAAACTTTCTTGTGCAGCTACGACAGCTTCTGCGTCCCCAGCCTCATACGCAACCTTGTATGCGTTCTTAGCTGTTTCTAGCTCAGACTTTGCTCCCTTCTTAGCTTGCTCTAGTAGAGCTGTCTGATTCTTGTTAACGCTACCTTTTAACTTTTTATTCTCATCAACAAGAGATTGAGCTAACGCCTCAAGTTCCTGCTTCTCCCTAAAAGCCGCTTCTTTAGCACGCCGTTCATCGTGGTAACCCTTACTAAAGTGCTGGATACGCTTACGCACTTTTTCAGAATAATCTTCAAGCTCTTCCTCAGTTACATCTTCTGGAGGTTCTGACGTTTTACGATTTCTATCTGCTTTAGGCGTATCGTCTACGACTTCAATTTCTAATTCTTTCTCAGCTTCAGGCTCAGGTTTAACTTCAGGTTCGGGTTCAGGTTCAGCTTTTGCCTCTTCTTTCTTATCCTTACCTTTATCCAGATCAATCTCTATTGCCGATGAACTTTCAATTTCGGGTTTCTTAATATCTTCCTGCTCATCAGGAAAACTATACTCAACTTTTTCAAATGCCATTTCTTATTTCCTTATGCTCGTGATACACCACGGGGGTCGCTGACTACGGCTTCTATTGAATCATCGTTCATCAAACGATACTCAACTCCACCAACTTTAAATCTCGTGCCTGTGTTTGCACGAAACATTACGTAATCGCCTACTTTACACCAAGGGGTGTCACCAAAACGTTCCACATCAGAATAAGCCTGATCTCCCATATCTAAAACAAGTCCAATAATAGACATGATATGTTCTTGATGTATTATAGTGGTGGTTTTTAATACCTTGGTATCTGCGAAAGTTTCTTCTATTTCAGGCATTGCAATAAGTATGCGATACCCTACAGGACGGGGTAGTTGTGCTTCTAGTTCCTGCTCGTCTACCTCATTTATATCCAGTTCTGCTACTTTATTCATTATCATCTTCCATATAGTTGCGCGAGAGGTCTTGTATATGTGCTATGCTGGACTCCAGACCCCGTATAAGGCCAGCAACTTCCTTGTATTGAGCGAAGTCTTTTGCGCCCCCACTCCCAAGAAATTCTAGTGCAGAGGCTTTATCAACCTCGATGTTATCTTTAAGCACGTCAAAGACGGTTTTTGCCATTATTTTCTCCCAGTTCTACTTCCTTGCATTGTCTTCATTGTATCAAGATCAATTTTTGCGTTAGAAGTACGTCGATCTGCGGCCATCTTTATGCCGTCTTTCTTCGCATCGAGTATAATCTCTTGCTCGTCTAGTTCTAACTTCTTAGCGTCCCGCATTGCATCTGCTTGATCTTTCTTAGCTTTACGATCTACATCTGCTTGTTTGATCTGCACCTCGGCTTGTTTAAGCTGGAACAA